TAGAACTCGAAGTAAAGACCTGTCCGTTAATTATACCAGGAACGCGGGATCATACCCGTGGACCTCGTATAATGCCAACGGTACCATTAAAGGTACCGGTACGTCATCATTACCAGCGCTGAGTTATAGAACTCCGGTTGGTTTTGAGCTAATGGAAGACGAGGTTGTCTCTAATCTTAAAGACAACCACGTTGTGCACAGAAAGAGTCTTCGTGAGTATGATCCCACGGGACTCTACCATGTTGGAGGTTCTGGCAACGCAGCGTATACTCACTACGGCTCCACTGCTGTGGGCCAAAGTGAACATTACGCTACGTTGGGTGGCCCACTTATGATCGCCCCTAACGGGGGTTTCATAAATAAGTCACTCCAGTTCCCGAATACTTCCGATGCGTCAGTCGTACAATCATTGTATGATAATGCGCGACGTGAAGTAGCTCAAGGTCTGGTTAACCTGATCGAAGCTCGAAAGCTGAGCTCTACGTTTGAGTCGATCGCCAGGGTGCTACCTCGTAAGAGGCAAGCATTCAAAGCGTTCTTCAACAAACTTAAGAGTTGGCGTGGGAGTAAAGATATCTCCTCAGCTGCGCTGGCGTACCAATTTGGTATTGCCCCGTTGCTGACAGATATTCAGAACACCTGTGCCTTCATCAGTGATGCTTCGAACTTGGTTGACCGTTACGAACGAGGGGCCAGGCAAGTCTCTTCGCGAGTTTTCTCGCTGGGGATGATGCCTGAGCCCACATCTTGGCTGTACACGATGACGGAGTTTAGACCCACTTTCTCGTGGGTCTCGGCTCCCAAGCTTCGGTATAGCTTAGTGTATCGGTATCGTCGAAGTTTATTCGATTGGTACAATAAGGCCCAGTTTATCTTGCAGAGGATGGGTTTCCTATCCCCTGCACGAGTGGCCTGGGAGTTAACTCCCTGGTCATTCGTGGTAGACTGGTTCTTTGATACATCTGGCCTGTTGATGCGTTTAGACGATATCCTAGGATTCGATCCTATCGAAACAATCTCGCTCACAAAGAGCGTGAAATGGATCGGGAAGATCGATATCACGAAGATAGTCTATACGTCCCTAGGAGTAGGGGCGTCGTATCGATGTGCCAGCGACACCTATTCGTATTATTGGCGCTTGCCTCTAGGGAGGACCACCTATGTGGGACCTTCCAATCGTTTCGGAAAAAAGCAGACGCTATTATCTATAGCGCTTGCTCGTCAGCGTTTACGTTGACGCGAAACGTAGCAGTAACCAAACATACGCATACGTCCATGAATGCTGATCTGACGTTCAATACTATCGTGTTCGCTAAGCAATGGGATAACCAAAGCGGATCGTCACGACAGTCTACGGCGCGGGGTATCAATACCCCTGACATGCTGATTATTAAACATCAGGATGCCATCCAAGGTGAGAATAAGTTGCCCATGAAACGGCACCTTACTCGCATCGAGAGACATTCAGTTGACGCGGCAGACGCGGTACCATACTTGGTATCGTTCTACGTAGTCGCTGAGATCTCGGAGCGCGCTACCTCGACGGATGTGAGCACAGCGCTCGCAACCTTCAAGGCGGCAGTCGCAGACGCGGATCTCCTAACAAAGGTGAACAATGGCGAGTCGTAAAAGACTCTCCCGTTGTGCACATTGTTTGTGGAGACTCGCGTTGCTGTCATGTGTCCAACTTCTGCGTATCTTTATGCGGAAGCGACTGTGATAGCATGAACTAGCTGACTAAACTTACTGCCGGTCGCCCTCTTCGAACCTGCGTCGATGTGATTAATATCACTAGACGAACAGTTCCATTCACTCCCCTTATTAGCGGAGTGGGTTAAGAACTAGTTGACCTTGGTCTTAATTGACCTGATCGACGATGGGAACGTTTCGGGCGGCCGAGCAGTTTGCAGCTAGCATGTCAGAGCAGAATCAGGCAAGGACGTAGGCCCTAAGATATGTACATTATAGAACATACATACCAAAGCCTGCTAGCGGACGTGTCTCGACTTAGTGGAGTTCCCTCCATAGGGCGCTCTGCTTTTGACGGACTCGAATGGTGTATTGTTGATGCACCAAAGCTAGAGAAGGAGTTGTTAGCATACATCGAAAACCAATCCGACTTTTCGTCGCTTTGGCCTAGATGGCTACTACCTTTGCGGGATAAGTTCATAGAGACAAAGAGTCCCTATGTTCTGAAACTGCTAAGGCAACTTCTCTTGTTCTGCTACAAGGCAACACACAAACATGAAAAAGCAATCGTTAAAAAGTTCACAAGTTCGTGGGTACGCACGCAAGCTGAAGTATCTCTTTGGAGTCCAGACAGAATGTCTGGTTTTTCCAGGGATGTGCTCCGGCGAGCGCGTAGCCACTGCACAGCTACCCTCGGGCACGTTAGATGGGACGATATCGTTCCATTCCACGGTCCGGGGGCGTCGTATAATCTTAGCCGGGATAAGGGGACTTGGGAAAATTGGTTCGCACCAATTGACTCAGTCTTCGCATACCACAAATATTTCTACCTCACCAGAGGAGACCATTGGATGTCAAATCCATTGGGAGCCTCTCAAGTTAGGGATGAAATACATGCTAAGCTTATTGCTGTTCCTAAAGACGCTCGCGGCCCGCGGCTCATCTGTGTACATCCATTTGAATCCGTCTGGATCCAAGAAGGTGTACGTGATGCGCTTGAGGCAAGCATCAATAGGGTGAACGTCCACCCGTGGAGGTGGCCGAGAGGCCAAATCCATTTTGATGACCAAACATATAACGGACAACTAGCCTTGGAGGCTAGCAAAGATCGTAACTATGCGACACTGGACCTTAAAGAGGCCTCGGATCGCCTTAGTGATGACCTTGTCCAATATTTATTTGGAAGTCATTACAGGTGGTTCGGTTGCTGTCGAGCTCAGAAGGTAGACATACCATCACTTAATGTGACGGTCCCTGTTAATTGCTACGCTCCAATGGGGAACGCAACAACGTTTCCTGTGCAAAGCCTAGTCTTCTGGGCTGTCTGTGTATCTACACTCGAGTTGGTCGGTTGTACTGATCACCTCCTTGTGTTCGGAGATGACATCATAGTTCCTACTCGACACGCACTACTCATAATGAGGGTGCTTGAAGAGTTCGGATTACGTGTCAACCAAACGAAGAGCTTCTTTCGAGGAGCTTTTCGTGAATCGTGTGGTGTCGACGCCTTTGATGGTGTCGACGTCACTCCGGTTCGCTGGAAGACCGACTATGATCCGTCTTCGCCCGCCGGACTTATGGCGGCTTCCTCAATCGCGATGAAATTGCGAAAGAGTGGCTACCATGAGAGTTCGATCGAGCTGTACTCGTGGATCCAAGGTGTCCTCAAGAAGCGGTATGGGCTTAAACTACCCATAACGAATAATGAGGATCACGGAGGTATCTGCGAGTTTTCTGAGTCCTTATCGGCGGTATGGTCCAATGCCTACTGGCATCGGCAATACCAACGGTATGTGACTCCCTGCATTAGGCTTCGGGAGCGCAAAAGTGCCTTCCGTCATGGTTGGCACCATGTGCTAGAGAGCCTAACCAGTCTTCAACGGACTGGACGTTCGAACGACCCGGCTAGTATGCCGTCACGACATACGTTGCTGAATCGTGGCTGGACGGACCTCCTATAGAGGAGTTCCGCAATTAGTTACTGGCAACTTTGCCAATAACCG